CCGGTGGTTGCCACCGGCTCCAGGGAAAGATCAGACCCGACCTCGTCGGTTCTGACCGTAAGAACGCTACCTGGTTCACCCAGGTAAACGATCATGACGAGAAGATGCATCTGCTCTTCCGCCATACCCACTGGGGTCATAAGATCCAAGTGGCTCGCCATGCGGCGAAGGGCGAAGATCCTCTCAGGAACTTCGCCGCTACATTCTTTCGAAGAATCTCATTCTTCTTAAGAGGAAAACCTGACCCCCTTTGGACAAGGGAGGAGGTTAGTGCGTTTGCAGATTATTCTACATTACGCAACAGAACCTACAGAGCCCAAAGGCTCCTGGAGGTGTTAAAAACCGTTGATGGAATGTTCCTACAACGGTTCCTCTCATTTCCCGAGGAATCTTGGGATTGGGAGAAATTTGACCTTTTCACCATTCAGGCGATTTCGGTCCTCCTCACCGACGAGTTCTTCGACGGTGAGGTCACAGGTGAGTCCTTAGATGGACAAACCACTCATTACGAGGACCTCAAGAGGGCTCGTAAGATGTTCAAACAAGTAATACACTTGGATGAACCGCGTGTGGGTATTCACACGATGGATGACGCACCTAGGTGGGTCAATTCCTTCCTCCGGCCTGTCTGGGACAGGGCGGTGAGATTCGATGGGTTCCCTAGGCTTTACCTAGCTGGAACCCTGTCCCAGACGAGAGGATCTGGGACCCCTCCTCCACTCGTAGTATTACGAAGTAAGAGGAAATTTCTGATGTCGGTCTCAGAACCGCCACCAGAATTAACGCCAACGGAGTCTGCACTAGTTGCAGCAGCGTTGGACGATGTCATCGGGGGAATCCCCGATCACATCTTTACAGGGCTGGACACGAAAGCTCGCGTCACAGTCACAGGATCCGCCTGTTGGGAAGCCACCAGGAAGGAGGGCGGTACCGCCCAGGCCATACTAGACCTTATGTCTAAGTATGTCGACATGCCCATTCCCATTCGGGACTTGGACACGGGAAAAGTCGAAAAGTTTGTCCAAAAGGACAATTTCGACAGTATCGGGACTGCGATCTTCTTCGCATGTCTCGACGAGGTTCTCAACACTGAAGTTGACGACCTAAGAAGGGTATATCTCACTGTTGTGAGGGAACCCAGTAAAGCTCGTGTCGTTACAAAAGGACACGCAGCCTTGAAGATTGTGTTAGACACAATCTCCAAGATTTGCTCTTACCCCTTAAAGAAGGGGTTTAAGAGCTCTGAATCCGGAATGGGAAGATCCCACCACGGATGGAATCTCTTCAAGGATTTTTCCTCAGAAGAGATGTATGACTTCCTGTTCTCCGAAGATCGGAGCAGGAGAGAAGAAGACACTTTCAACGATCACGTTGATCGGGTCACGCGCTGGCAGGACCTTTGGTTCTGCAGTACGGATTATCAAGAGGCCACTGACCGAATGATACACGCTTTCGCACGATTAGTCGCACGGAAGTGGATGAAGAAGTGTGGTATACCCCCACTTCTCCAGGGAATCGTGATGGGAATATGTTTCCAACCACGAAAAGTCTACTTTGCAGCCTCAGGGCCGCTAGCAGACATAGGCCATCCCACGGACGATGGCCTAAGAGTAGTCACCCTATACAGGGGAGTGCTCATGGGGGATCCTTTGACAAAAGTGATCCTCCATTTCTCGAATATTGTTTCGAGGCGTCTCGGCGAAGGCATGGCCTCCGGAGAGATCTTCGCTCGGTTCCTTAACGGATTCGAAGCGAATGAAGCTTTCAACACGTGCGTGTTGAGAGCCCAATCTACAGTCCCAAATCGGGATTTGTAGATGATGTAAGTAAAGGCTCCTATTGGAGCGACATTACGTTAC